GAGATTCAGCGGTTCTTGCAGAAACGATATCCGGACATACTGTTTTTGAATCCGCTCGCCATGTTCGCACCGATCGCGAACATGGACTATGAGCAGGTGATGGAATACTGCATCGAAACCCTGCAAGACGCTGACATGATCGTTATGAGCGGAGATTACGCCAATAGCGTAGGGTGCACGAGAGAACTCAAGGCGGCGCAAGAACTGGGGATTGAGACGCGATACTACTTGAGTGAATCCGAGCCGTTTGAATCGTTGGATTTCTGAGGAGGCGGCGGGATGCTGAAAGAACAGACCCTTTTCGGCGAGGTGGACAAGGTCAAGATCGCGATGAGGCGGTTACGGCTTAACGAGCCAGAGGAAGGCTACTACGTCGCATTCTCGGGCGGGAAGGATTCATGTGTCGTGCTTGACCTGTGCAAGCGGGCGGGGGTCGATTACGACGTACACTACAACGTCACGACGGTTGACCCGCCCGAGCTGATGCAGTTTATATGTGATAATTATCCGGAGGCGTGGAAAGAGAAAAACGTGCCGGAAACAGATATGTGGCGCCTCATCCCAGAAAAACGGATGCCGCCGACACGTAAAGTGCGGTATTGCTGCGAATATTTCAAGGAACGTGGTGGCGCTGGGAGATTCGTGGTGACGGGGGTGCGTCATGCGGAATCTACAAAGAGAGCAAAGAGGAAGATGCTCGAGACGTGCTTACGTCATAGGACAAAGAGGTATCTGCATCCGATCATTGATTGGTCGGATGCAGAGGTATGGGAATATATCCATACTTACCGTGTACCGTATTGTTCCCTCTACGATGAGGGATTTCGTCGCATTGGATGTGTGATGTGTCCCTATCAGGGGGCAAAAAGGATGAGGAGAGACGCGGCACGATGGCCGAATATTGCTAGTAAGTACGAGAAAGCATTTCAGCGGATGATTGACAAGCGGCGTGCTGACGGCTACCCAACACAGTGGGAAACGGGCGCAGAGGTTATGAAGTGGTGGCTTGGCGAAGATCACCGCCTCAAGGAGAATGACGCACAGATCACGTTATTTGGTCTGCGGATGGACGAGAGCAGCGTTTGAGAGGTGAGAATGATGGACGAATACACGCCCTGCAAGAAGCCTGACCCGACGGCGCGGGAGGCAATCGGGAATGTGATGCGGGAGACAAGACCTAGAATCACAGGGGTGCGCAGAAGGAAAGCCTTGTCGAAGGAGATGAGGGCGCAGGTCTACGCGATGTACGGAGGTCGCTGCGCTTACTGCGGCAGGGAAATCGACATCACAGAGATGCAGGTTGACCATGTGCAGGCGGTCTACCTCGGGGGCGAGGATGAGATGGCGAACTACCGTCCTGCGTGCCGGCAGTGCAATTTCTACAAGTCGACCATGAGCGTTGAGGGCTTGCGCGAACAGCTTAGCCTTATCCCCGGGCGACTGGAAAAGCTGTTGACGTTTCGGCTTGCGCTCGCACATGGACTTGTGCGGATCACAGGCAAGCCCGTCAAATTCTATTTCGAGGAGTACGGGAAATGATGGCGCTGCATATACCGCGCAAGAAGGCGAACAAGTACCACGCCCGCAAGACAACAGTCTACGGACGCACCTTTGACAGCAAGCGCGAGGCGGAGTGGTATATGATGCTTCGCGAGAAACTGAGACTCGGCGAGATCAAGCACCTTGAGTGTCAACCCACGTACACATTGCTAGAGGGGTTCCGGGACAATCAAGGTAAGCCCCAGAAGCCAATCACCTACACAGCGGATTTCTTGGTCGAGTATGACGATGGCCGGCGTGAGGTCATCGAGGTCAAAGGGGTCAAGACGCGGGACTATCAACTGCGCAAGAAGCTCTTTCTCCACATGATGAGGGAGACGGATATCAAGTTTCGGGAGGTGCAGTAATGAAATATTGCAGATACTGTGCCAACTGCCTCACAATCGGTCATTACTATTACTGCGATGAGCGGGAAATAGTTCTGTCCTTTTCGCAGATACGTCACCAGACATCGTGCTCTGGTTTTTATCCGTCGTGTATGGGGGATGTGGACACAGGGCGACAATATCGACCGAAAAAGGGGAAGCCTGTTGTACGTGATGTTGAAATTTCATTGTTTTAGGGAGGTGCGGTGATGGATTATCACATTGAGTCCATGACACAGGACGAAAGCGGAATCGTCTGTGAGTTTTCCTATGGTGGGCAGGAATATGAGGCTGTCATGGATGATTACGATGGTGAGTCTTACGGCATAACAATCTATCGCGGGTATGACCCGGACTTTGTGCATCTTGATTACACGGGACTTGTAAACGAGGAAGGCATGAAGAAGTGCGTCCGTGATTTTATCGCGGCGATTGAGGATGGGTGGACATGGAGCTGATCGTTGACAATTTCGCGGGCGGGGGTGGCGCGTCTACAGGCATTGAGCTCGCAACAGGGCGGAGCGTGGATGTTGCAATCAACCATGGTCCGGCGGCGATTGCAATGCATCGCGCCAATCATCCGACCTCGAAGCATTACTGCGAAAACGTCTGGGACGTTGACCCCGTAGAGGCTTGTGCGGGGCATCCCGTTGGTCTTGCCTGGTTTTCTCCTGATTGTAAGCACTTCTCGAAAGCCAAAGGCGGAAAGCCCGTCGAAAAAGCGATTCGTGGGCTTGCATGGGTGGCAATTCGTTGGGCAAAACTCGTGCGGCCGCGCGTAATCATCCTCGAGAATGTCGAGGAGTTTGTAGGGATGAAGGAGGAGCGGTGATGAAGAAAGAGTGTCTGATCTGCGGCAAGGAGTTTGAGCGCACGCATGGAGCGAAGCGTTGTCCGGAATGCCGCAAAGCGGGGAAACGGATCTGTGGACATTGCGGCAAAGTATTTGTAACGATGAGCAAGACACGGTGTGTGTGCAAGGAATGCGATGCTGAGCGTGCTGAGAAATCCCGCAGAGTTAAACAATCCGATGCTGTGTGTAAAGAGGAGAATACACACACGCGGCAATGTGTTGTTTGTGCAAGAATGTTTGATGTCGTGGGGCAAGAAAAGATGTGTCCGAGCTGCCGAGAATACGAGCAGGAGAAAAGAGACACGCGCGAAAAGGCACTGAGACGACCACACAATCCACAGACTCTTGCGGAGATGGCGAAGGCGGCGCGGGCACTTGGGGTGAGCTATGGACAGTACAGTGCAATGAAGCGTGGCCTTCTCAAACTGTAGGAATATCAGTTCGTCTATAGAAAGGGACTTTGTCCCCTTTTCGCCTTGATAAAGGAATTAAAACACCGACATAAATATTCAAAAAAAGGATATTTATGTCGGTGGATAGAGGGATGGTACGAGCTCCATGTATATGAGGTCAAAGTGGTTGTCACAGAACAAGAGATTCGGGATAATCAAGAAATACTATTCCTATCGAGCTGTTCCCGCACGTCCTGAGATTCGGGAGAAGCGGGCAAAGCGGCAGAACGTCACGAAGGAGACGCAAGCGGCTGTGAATCGTCGTCTGCGTGCTGAAAAGCTATCGCGTCTCATTGTGGATAACTACGAGGCGGGCGACCTCTATCTCACGTGCACGTGTAGGGAGCATATGACCGCAGAAGAGATTCATAAGGCGTTTGATGAGCAGTTCAAACGCCGCCTTCGTGCCCTCTACAAAAAGGCGGGCGTTCCGTTGAAATATATTTCTGTACTGGAAAATCTAAAGGGCGGCGGTCGTCCACATGGACACATTCTCATCCCGGCACTTGGACGAGAATGGATTGAGAAAATACGGGGAGCATGGCGGCATGGCAATGTGGAAATCAGGCTCTATGGCGGGCATCTCACAGATGCGGAAAAGCTCGCAGACTATTTCACGAAAGAAAAAATTGAAAAGAAGTCGGGACGAATTCAGCCGAGTAAAAACCTTGTCCGAACAGAGCCGAAAAAAGAACGAGTGACACGGGCGGAAGCGTACAATCCGGAGATCACCGCGCCGCGTGGATATCGCATTATCAAGGAGCTCTCCTACAGCACCTATACGATGGAGGGCTACCCTATTTCCATTGCGTATTTTGAGAGAACAGATCATACAGAAAAGGGGGACAAGAAGAGTGAGAGAGTACGGCGACTATATACGAGAGACAAAAAAACTCCTGCGCCGCTATCCGAAAATGAAAATCGCTGTGACGAATCTCACGGATGAAATCGAGATGCAGGAGATGATTCTGCGGGATGAATCCATTGCCTCTGTTCGATATGGGGATGATACGACGGTCGGCGGGCGGGGTGAACTGACGACAGTGGAAGCCGCCGCCGCGCGTCGGTTGAGGATTGCAGATCAGATGGCGGATATGCGCAGCCACCGCGATGAGATTGCAGCCGTGATCCGCACGGTTGATTATGTGCTTGCCTCGTTGAATGACGCTGATTGTGAAATGGTACGGCGTCACTATATCGATGGTGTGCCGTGGGAGCAAGTTTCAAGAGAGATGTTCTACTCAGAGAAATGGACGCGCGCGCGGGGGGCGAAAGCCCTGCATGATGTTGCCCTCATGCTCTTTGGTGTGCAGGAACGTCCCGCGCAAATGAAACTTGTACTTCGCTAAAAAACCCGTAACCCCTTATACGGAAAGGGATTACGGGAAAATCTTTGCGTCTATCTTGAAATAAATATTGACAAATCAAGAAGGATGTGTTATGATAATATCATGAAAGGAGGGAAGCGGTTATGAAGATTGACCCCATAAAAATACTGAACCTTGTAACGGCAGTAATCAACCTCATCACAGCGATGATACTGCTCTACAAAGTCCAGTAAAGAAAAGTGAACATTGAGTTCCCCGCCTACGGGCGGGGGGCTCAGGGTCAATCAAAGTATATCATAATCGCGAATCAAATGCAAAAAGTGACGGTAGGTATTGCGGTGGCAGCGTTCGCAATCTCGGTCTATGTATTGTGGAAGGCGGTAGGGATGTGAGCAACGAAAATGGTTGGGGCGGCAAGCGCGCGGGTGCGGGTCGCCGTCCCGCTGCTCAAGATGGGACAGAGCGAAAGATGCGCTCGCTGCGGGCATCTGATGAAGAATGGGACACCATCAAGGCGTTTGCAAAAATCATCAAAGATGACCCTGCCCGCGCCGTGCGGATGATGAAAACAGAATAGAATCCGAATGGAATCGGAATAGAAAAGGAATGACGCCTTGCAGATATGCAGGGCGTTTTCCTATGGCTATTGTTCGCAACCTGTGGATAACTCGAATGACTTTGCAACGGGCATTTTGTGCCGTGTTTTTTAGTGGTATCAGTGTTACAATGGTAACGTGAAAATTTGAATCGAAACGAGAGGGACACGGTGCGCGCCGCGTCCCTTTTGCATGGGTGAAATTATGCTGAAACGAATTTGCGGCGTATGCGGGCGGACGGTGACGCAGGGCGCGCGCTGCCCATGTCAGGCACGCCGACATCGGGACTATGACCGCACGCGGCGGGACAAGGACAAGGCATCATTCTACAATGGGAAAGCGTGGCAGCGGACGGCGGAGGCGGCACGCATACGCGCCCGCTATGCGGATGAAGTCATATACGCAGAGATGGGGCGCATCGTGCCGGGCGCAATCGTCCACCACATCGAGGAGATCGGGGAGAATCCTGCGCGCAAATTGGACATGGATAATCTTATTTTCGTATCGGCGCGGACGCATAAAGAGATTCATGATGCCTATCAAAAGAATCCGCGTGCAAAGCGTGCAATGCAGGAAAAGCTCGCGGCAATCCGCAGGAAAATAGATGGGGCGGGGGCGGGTCAAAAAAGTTTGGAGCAGGAAATATAAAACCGCGACGGGTCTTTTTTCTTGGAAAAATGCCAGAAATGAATTTTTTAAGGGCGACTGAAATAATACGGAACAATAGCAGTAAGGGAGGGGGCGACGATGGCAGGACGGCCGCGTAAGGCGGTAGGTGTTTCTACTGGGAAAATCGGAAAAGAAAAGCGACTAAACCGCAAGATACAGGAATCGAAGATCAGGGTTGACCGTCTCCAACTCGAGGAGGGCGCGCCGGATTGGCTATCGCCTGAGGCGGCAGAGGAATATATGCGTATTGTTCACGAGGCGGGAAAAATTGACCTATTGGATAACATCGACCGTGTGTTCCTTGCCATCTATGCGGATAACTATGATCGCTATACGAAAGCGAGTGCCGCATTGCAAAAAGAGGGCTTGACTGTGATGACGGAGAACGGGGAGTTTCCGTCTCCGTACATCAAAATTGCAAGCGATGCGGCGACGCAGATTCATCGTTGCTCCACGAAGCTGGGGCTTGCGGCGACTGACCGCTTGAAGCTCATTGTACCGACGGCGACGGATGACAAGCCGACGAATAAATTTTTGAAATATCTGTAGGAGGTGACTGCATGGAGAAGGAGCGCCGCCGCGCGCCGCCCGTGGAGGCAGGGAGCAGACGATGACCGACCGAACAACGGCATATGCCCGCATGGTTGTCGCGGGGCGGAAGATTTGCGGGCGGGCAGAGTATCAGGCGTGCAAACGTCACCTGGACGATATGGCGGATAAATCGTTTCCCTATATCTTTGATGTGCAGGAGGCGGAACATCATATCGAGCTTGCAAATCATCTTGTCATCGGTGAAGGGAGAGAGGCGGCGCGCCTTACAACGCGCGGCTTTCAAAACTTCATCCTCGGCAGTCTGTTCGGATGGCGAAAGAAGCGTTCCCGCCTTCGCCGTTTCCGTGAGGGCTACATCCAACTCGCGCGGCAAAATGGAAAATCCTTCCTTGCGGGCGAGATGTGCAACGACTACGCGACCTTCGCGGGCTATCAGCATGGGCGCATCTATTGCACGGCGACGAAGCAGAAACAGGCAAATATCGTCTGGGAGGAAGTCGCGAAATTCATAAGCTCCGACGCCGATCTTGCAGAACTCTACAAGGTGCGCGAATACGACCACACAATTCGCTCCCTCGTCACGAATACGACCATAGAAGCCATTGGCAGAGACACGAAGTCCGCCGATGGCTTTCGCTCTATCCTTGCGATTGTGGACGAATATCACGCGCATCCGACCGACCAGATGTATAAGCTCATGCTGGACGGTCAGATCACCGTGGACAATGCGCTCACGCTTGCAATCACAACGGCGGGCTTCAATCTGAATGCGCCATGCTTCGAGCAATACCAATTCTGCAAAAAGGTACTTTCGGGAAATATCCGCAAGGATTCGCTCTTCATCTTCATTACAGAGATGGATGAGGATGATGATATGTGGGAGCCCGTGAACTGGGCAAAAGCGAATCCGCTCAATCTGTGGAATGCGGATGAGACGCTCAACGATGAGATGATTGCACGCATGGCGGAAAAGGCAATCGACGCCCGTGAAAAACAGGGGCGCGATCTCGTAAACTTTCAGACCAAGACCTTGAACCGCTGGGTTGAGTATACGGGCGGAGGTCTGCTAGACCTTGCGGCATGGCGGTCTTGCGGGTCGGATGTGACGCTTGCGGATATGCGCGGGCGGGAATGCTATCTTGGGATTGACCTGTCGAGCGGCGGCGACCTCACGAGCATTGCGCTGCTTTTCCCCGGTGAGGATGATGAGATGTATCTGTGGTCGCACAGCTACATGCCCGAGCTGCGGCTTGCCGAACACATCCGTACGGATGATGCGCCCTATGGCGTCTGGAAAGAGGCGGGGTTGCTCACGCTCACAAGCGGTATCTATGGCGTTAAGACCGACTACAAATACATCATCGCCGACCTCGTGCGCATCATGGAAGAATATGAGATTGAGATCATCGGCTGCGGCTATGACAATCACAACGCGGGCGCATTCCTGTCCGATCTTGAGGCGGCGCTGCCCTGCGATCTCATAGTGGTCAAGCAGTCGGCGCGGACACTCAATGACGCAACGCGGGATTTTCAACTCTCGGTCAAGGCGGGCAAGGTGTACTATGACCGCCAAAACGCACTGCTCACATGGAGCATGGTCAATGCCGTCATATCTGCGCCGAATTCGTTCGGAGAAATCAAAATCGACAAGATGACGCAGACGAACCGCATTGACCCCTGTGACGCGGTGATCGACGCGTGGACGGTGTATTTCAACCAACACAATAATGCGGCAGTGGACGCAGAAGAAGCACTGTCTATGTGGCTGGAAGTGACAGCAGGAGGAGGTGACGAAGAAGATTGAAACTCGTGGATAATATCAAAAGGCTCTTTCGTAATTCGGGTGAGGGCGGGATTTCGCTTTCGGATGTGCACGACTTTTTCTTTCGGGGCGGCACAGGTGCGGCGGATGGTCCCGATCTCTCTGAGATCACCTATTTCACCTGCCTCAAGACCCTTGGCGAATCCATCGGCAAAATGCCTGTCTATCTGATGGACGCCAACAAAGAGCGCGTCGCAGGGCATGAGACGGGACGGCTTCTCAATGTGCAGCCGAACAGCATCATGACGCCGCTGCAATTCTTCACGACGCTGGAATATCACCGCAACCATTACGGGAACGCCTATGTACTGATTGAGCGTGACCGCGCCGCCCGCCTGACGGGGCTTCACATCCTGCATCCGCAGCTGGTGCAGGTGTGGGTGAACAACACGGACAGTTATACGGAGCGCCGTTATTTTTACCGCTATACGGATAACAAGACGGGCAAGGAGTATTGGATTGCACCCGACGATATGCTTCATCTGCGCGCGTGGGTTACGGATGATACGGGGCTGGTCGGAAAATCGGTGCGCCAAATACTCGCCGAGAATATGGCGGGCAACAAGGCGACACAGCGGTTTCTCAACGACCTCTATCGCAAGGGACTCACGGCGAATGCGGTCATAAAGTACGTCGGCGAGCTCAAGAAGGACGCACAGGACAAGATGCTGAAGCAGCTTGACGCACAGGCGCGTGATGATTCGCGCCGACTCATCACGCTGCCGATTGGGGCGGATATACAGACGCTTGACCTAAAACTTACGGATTCGCAGTTTTACGAGCTCAAGCGATACTCCGCGCTGCAAGTTGCCGCCGCATTCGGTGTCAACCCCGACCATCTGAACGACTATACGAAGTCCAGCTACAACAACAGTGCCATGCAGAACCTGCAATTCTACGTGAATACGCTGCTCTATAATGTCTCACTCTACGAGCAGGAGATGAACCGCAAGCTGTTGACGGAGCAGGAGCAGATGGCGGGCAAGGGCTTCAAGTTCAATGTCTGGGTCATCTTGCGTGGCGACCCGTCGCAGCAGGCGGACATTCTGCAAAAGATGGTTCAATCGGCGATCTACAGTCCGAACGAGGCACGCGCCAAGCTCGACAGTCCGCCGTGCGCAGGCGGGGATGTGCATATGGTGAACGGCTCGTATGTGAAGCTCGAAGACATCGGCAAGGCATACGCCGGCAAAGGAGGTGACAAGAATGATTGAGATACGCAACGAGACCGATAGAAGCGCAGAGCTTTATCTGTCGGGCAGCATCATAGACGATGATACGGGCGGGTTGATTGAGGAGTTTTATGAAAACAGCACAGGCTATCAATGGCCTGATAAAATCCGGCAGCAGCTCGACGCCCTGCGCGGGAAAGACCTGACCATCTACATCAATTCGGATGGCGGGAGCGTTCCCGCAGGTGTCGCGATGGCGAATATGATTGCGCGTCATGACGGCCGTACGACGGCGATTGTCGACGGCTGGTGCTGCTCCATTGCAACGCAGGTATTCTTTTCCGCCGATGTGCGAAAGATTCCCGCGAACGCCTACCTGATGATTCACAAGCCTTCCGTTTTTATCGGCGGCAATGCGGATGACCTGCGAAAGGAAGCGGATGTTCTGGACACGATACAGAAGGGGCTTGAAGCGACATACCGCAGGGCGGCGCATGAGGATGTGACTGATGAGGATATTCATCAAATGGTGAATGAGGAAACGTGGCTGACGGGCGAGCAGGCGGCCGCGTTCTTTCATGTCGAGGTGCTGGCATCCGAACGGATGGCGGCGTGTGTCGGCAGTACAAAACTTATGCGGGATGTTCCCGCCGATCTGCGATTTGCCGTAAAGGCGGGCGATTTCAAGCCACCCACCGCTGCGCAAATGCAGCAAGAGGAGGAAGCGCGCTGCGCAAATGCAGCGCAGGAGGACAAAACGCGGGCAGAGATTGCCCTTGCACTCGCGAAAGGAGCGATGATTTAACATGAAGAAGTCGGACGAACTCAAGAAGATGGTGGACGAGCTGCGCCGTGAGGTCGAGAACCTGCAGCAGGAGGAACGCTATGAGGATGCGGCAAAGCGCGCCAAGGAGCTGACGAACGCCGTGCATCAGTACGAGGCGGCAGTTTCCATGGAGACAGCGCAGCGCACGGATTTTGCGGGCGGCGCGGCACCGATTCAGACGGCATCTGTGAGTGATGCGGTCATGCGCAACCGCGTCTTTAATAAGCTCGTTCTGGGACGCACCCTTGACGCGCAGGAACGCGAATTTGCGAATCAGATCGGCTCGCCGGGCATGGTTGAGGGGACACCGGACAAGGGCGGTTATCTCGTACCCGAGGAGCAGATGACACAGATTCGCGAATATCGCAAGGCGTACACCGCGCTGAAGGATTTCGCGCATATCCAGCATGCAAACAGCACGGCGGGCAAGATGCCGACGCTCGGCGATGAGACAGGAAAGCTCGTTGCGTTCGAGGAGCTGAACAGCATTCAGCAGTCGGACTTTGATTTCGGGCAGCTCAAGTATGAGATCAAGGACTATGGCGACATTATCCCCGTATCGAATCAGCTCCTGGACGATGCCGATGTGAATATCACGGCGATTATCGGGCAGCGCTTCGCACGCAAGGCGGTCAATACGGAGAACGATGAAATCTTGAAGCTCCTCAAGAAGCTCTCGGCGGAGGCTGTGACGGATGCAAAGAGCTTCATGAAGATACTGAACGTCAGTCTCGACCCGTCCTACTATGCGAATGCGCGCATTCTCACGAATCAGGACGGCTTTCAGTGGCTCTCCGAACTCGAGGATGCACAGAAGCGTCCCCTGCTCGTGCCGGATGTTGCCGCGCCGGACACCTACCGTTTCCGTGGCAAGGAGATCATCGTCGTGTCGAACGGGACGCTTGCGACAACGGCAAATAAGATTCCGTTCTACATTGGCAGCTTTGCGGACTATGTGGCATTCTTCGAGCGCAAGGGCGTTGAGATTGCCGTCTCGCAGGACTTCCTTTTCGACAAGTACGCAACCGCCCTGCGCTGCGTGGAACGTTTCGGCGTCGTGGCGGACGACAAGGACGCTGTGAAGTTGGCACAGGTGACGACGGCATGATGAAGGAGGTGCGTCATGGCGGTGACGCTCGAGCAGGTTAAGACATACCTGCGCGTTGACCTTGACGTTGAAGATGACCTCATCAAGCAGTGCATGAGAGGTGCGGAATCGTATCTCACGAATGCGATTGACAATTTCGCTGCGTACTGCAAATACGGGGATTTCGACGAATCGGCGGACATCCTGCGCCTTGCGGTCATTGCTGAGATGTATGCTCATCGGGACGGACTGGACGAAAAGGCGCAGACGTTCCCGTATTTCATTCGCTCGATGATCGCGCAGCTCCAACACTATGTTCCCGCAGGAGGCGCGCCGTGATTCGCGTGGCGCGTCTGCGTCACCGCATCGAGATTCTGCGCCCGACGCGGGGCGAGGATGTGGGATTCGGCGGGGTGGAGGGCTACGCGTCCGAGGGTATGGCGTGGGCGGAGTTTCTGCGCCCGCGCTTTACGCAGTCGGATGCGATGGGCAGCGGTGTCGCGACGGAGATCACGCAGGGCATACGAATTCGCCCGCGCCATATAGAAAAGGGCTGGAAAGTCCGATGCGGCGCAGATGAGTTCTATGTTCTTCATGTCGATACGAGTACGGCGGGTGAGATCATCCTGACGACAAAAGGAGTTGACCCCGGTGGCTGATAAGTCCATCAAGATATTTGCGAATATCAAGGAAGAAGTCTTTCTCACAATGGCAAACGTGCAGAAATACGATGAAGAGACACAGCAGAGAATCCGCAAGGCGACACGGGACGGCGTTGCAGCGGTGCACGCCGCCGCCGTGCGTGCCGCGCCCATACGGGCGACGGGGAATTTGCGCAAGGGGATTATGCAGGAGTTTGACGAAAAGACCTGTTCGGGCAAGGTGCGGGCGACCGCCCCGCATTCCCATCTCATCGAATTCGGCACGCGCGAACGCGTGACTGCGCCAATCAAAAAGAAGGCACTGAAAATCGGCGAGGGATTTGTGCGCGGTTGGACGTTTACGGGGAAGGTGACGAAAAAGCCCTTCATGCGTCCTGCCATCGAAAAGGAACGCCCGAACATTGAAGCGCAGATCGAAAGGGCGGTGAAGCCGTGAGGGTCATACGCGAAGTCCCCATGATTGCGCTGCATACGGCACTGGTGCAGCTCCTCAAGGCGGGGCAGACCCGTCCCGTCTACGGGGAAGTCCCGCCGAAAGCCGCACGCCCGTATATCACCGTCGGGGACGCGACGTTCAAGCCCATAGGGACGAAGGAAAGCCTCATATGGCGGGTGACGACCAACGTGGAAGTCTGGGCGGCGCGAGAGCAGCGGCGTGGACTCAACGAGGTCATGAACGACATTTCGACGCTTGTCACAGCGTATTGGAACAAGCTCGCGGTCGATGGCTTTCATGTCATGGATTGCGACATTGATTTTCTTGAGACATTCGAGGAGAATGGCGGCGGCTATCACGGTATCGTGACCGTCGTGACCGACTTGCAGAAATAGGAGGAATGAATATGCTGACAGAACAGGAACTGAAAAAGCTGCCCGACAACCCGTCTAAGGCAACGGCGTCGCCGGGCAAGGACACGATGCTCTACATCAACAAAGGGACGGCGGATAATCCTACGTGGCTGCTCATCGGGGGGCAGCGCAACACGCCGCTCTCGCGCAAGGCGAACACGCTGGACGCTTCGCATAAAGCCTCGGGTGGCTGGGGCGCGAAGGTGCCGGGCTTGAAGGATTGGTCGATCGAGTACAGCGGTCTCCAGATCGAAAGCGATGATGGGCTGCAAATCCTCGACTACTGCTTTACGCAGGGCAAGCAGGTAAACGTCAAGATTGCCTACCCCGGCGGCTACTATCGCACGGGTTGGGGCTTCATCACGCAGTACAGTGACGACAACGCGCATGACGCCATCTCTACGGTCAAGGTGACAATCGAGGGCAATGGTCCGATCAGCGAGCTCAAGAAGGAGACGGGCGGCGCTCCGTCGTCGCCGTGATTTGGAGGGATAGCGCATGAAAAAGACGGTGGAAATGACGGCGGCGGGCAAGACGTGGGAGCTCTGCTTCAACATTCGGACGCTTGCCGCCTTTGAACGCAAGCTCGGTACGTCGGTGATCTCGCTCTTTGCGGGCGGCGTCGTCCATCTTGTTGAACAGATGGATATTGACGCCACGGTCGCGGGGCTGAGGTGTGCGTGCGGGCTTTCTGAGGATGCGGCATATGACCTCATTGATGAGGTATGTGCGGGCGGCAAGAATCTGGACTACATCAACGGCTGTCTCTTTGATGCCATTCGCGCGACGGGGCTTTTCGACCCGATTGCAGAGGAGACGGAGGCAGAGGGCGACGCGGGAAAGCAGTGAGCTCTTTCGGGGAATGGGCGGAGGCGGCGGAGGAAATTGCCTACGCCGAACTCGCCCTGACGCCGAAGGAGTTTGAGGAGCTGCAGCCTCGTGAATTCTATGCACTGATACGCGGCTGGAAGCGGCGGGCAAAGGCGTGCGACTACAGGGACGCCTATTTCGTAGCGTGGATGATTGCGCCGCATCTCAAAGAAGAAGTGAGTGCGGAGCGTATTGCAGCACCGCTCTGGCGGAATCCCGCCGAGGAACGGCGCAAGGCGGAGGAAGACCGCCGCATCCTGCGTGAGGAATTTGGATTGACGGAAAGGGGGTAACTATGGCAACGCTATCCGAGATGGTAATAAAGATCGGTGCCGACGCGTCGGGGCTGAGTACGGGGCTGAAAAAGGCGCAGCAGGACATTGAAAAGACGTTTTCCGTGAATCCTGTCAACGAATTTTCCGACGCACTCACAGGAACAACGGGCAAGGTGGACAAACTCATCGGCTCGTTCTCCTCGCTTGCAAAAATTGCGGCGACGGGATTCGGGCTATCCAGCCTCATATCCGGCGCGGTGGAGGCAGGGGAAGCCTCCTATCAGCTTGCGAATCGTCTGCAAATCTCCTACGCCGAGGCGGGCAAGCTCTCTCGTATCTTGAAGCTCACAGGCGGGGATGCGGACACCTGCGGCGCGGCGTTTATGCGTCTGGACAAGACACTCATGTCGGATGGTGAGGCAGGGGAGCGGGCGCGCAGCATGCTAGAGGCGGTCGGCGTCTCCCTCACGGACAGCGCGGGTAAGATTTTGCCGCTGAACGAGCAGCTCAAGAACCTCTCGGAGGGCTATAAAAAAGCTGCCGACGCGGGTTACGGGCAGGAGTTCATCATGAACACGCTCGGTGTCCGTGGCATGGCACTCACAAAGACCCTGCAAAACTACACAGAGGCAGCGGAAAATGCTGCAAAGATCAAGAGCATCGGCATTGACCCTGAGGAAATGCACCGCGTCAGTCAACAGCTGAAACTTGTCGAAATGCAAGCGGGACAGCTCAAGAACGTCGGCGGCGCGGTCATCGCCCCGATTGCCGTCGATGTGTTCCCGCCGATTATCGAAGGACTTGCCACAACAGCGAAATTCGTTACCGAAAACAAGAAAGAACTCAAGGAACTCGCAAAGACGGGCTTGGAGGTCGTCGCCGTCTACAAGACCATACAGGCGGCAGCAAAGATCAGCGCGGGGGTGTCAAGCGCATGGCGGGCGGCACAGGCCGCACAGATGGCGCAGAACGCATCTCAGGCTGACCCGTCGGCACTCACGGACGCACAGGAAAAGAGCATTGCACGCCGTATGCGGCGGATTGACCAGCTCACCGAAAAAGAAATCAAGGCGATGGAAAAAACCGTTGCAAAGATGCAGCTTTCGGAAGAAGAGAAGGTACGCCTTGCCACAACCTCGGCGATGCGCATTGAGCAGGCGGCGGCTCAGCGCGCGGCGCAGGAACAGCTCTACATGACGGAGATGTACGGGAAGATCAACCGTGAGGCGGCACAGAGCGCCGAGGCTCAGATTGCAGCGATGCAGTCTGTCCGCGCAGAGTCGGCAGGGACGGCATCTCAGGTCACTGTGAACAATGTGCGCGTCTCCGAGAGTACGGCGGGTGTTGTCAGGGCGAATGAAGCCGTCATCGTCTCGGAACGCGCCAAGGGGGCAGCGGTGCAAGAAAGCGCGGGTATCGCGGTGCTTGCCAACGAACGTGTTATTCTGTCCGATGAAGCCCGCGCGGCGGCGACAATGGGGGCGGCGGGGGCGGAAGCCCGCCTTGCGGAGGCGTCCCTGCTTGCAGGAAAAGCGGCGGCAGACGCAGGGGCGCAGAGTGTCGCAGCACACAATGCAGGAGCTGCGGCGGCGCGTATGCACGCGGGGGCAGTAGAAACGGTCGCGGCGGCGAATGCGGCGGGCGGGGGCTC